TGGTACGCAATCTACGGTCTTGGTCTAATCACTGATCAATCTGTAGTTATCGCAGAAACCAACTAATTTAATAGGGGGCGGGGTAAAACCCGCCCCCACCTTAACAACTAACTAATAGGAGAATACACATCGTGGCAAAAGCAAAAGTAACAGACGTCACAGGACGTGAACGTGAAGCACAAATCAAAGCCAATGCAGAAGCTCTAGCAGCTCGTGCTGGCGAAATGTCTATGGCAACAGCGGCAAAAGATTACCGTGACGCTACAGAAATTGTAGATCTTACAACATCTGTACCAACCGTAATCGATGAGGTCGAAGATCTCGGCGTAAGCCTTGCAGACGACGCAGTCGTCATCCGTGTTGCGGAAGACCTTGAAATGATGACAATAGGAGCAGGCAACCACTACTCTTTCCAAGCGGGCAAAAAGTACAAAGTTTCACAGGTTGTAGCAAATCACCTCAAAGAAAAAGGTTACTTGTACGACCGTTTGTAATTCGTACGAGTTCTAATCGTCCCGCTCCTACAACCGCCCTCCTGTAGGAGCGGGGCCTTTTTTATATAGATTTATTTACGAATGTATAGGATGATTAGCATCAAACATATCTGGAGGATTAGTGGCAACCGTATCACAGCTCTCTGACAGACTAAGGTCAGAAATTGGCGACATCGCCCGATCTTTCACTGACACCTTTACTAGTAATGGCATTGATACTAGATATCAGCTTTCTCAAGCTCCAGTCCAGGGCTATACCCTTTCTATCAAGGCTACTACCCCAACCCTCACAGCTACCGTCACAGCGGCCTCAGCCTCTGCTGGCGTTATCACATACACATGCGCTAATACTTTCTTAGCCGGTCAGATAGTAACTATTGTAGGGCTTTCTACATCAGCATTTAATATTTCAAGCGCAGTTATTACAGTGGCTACTTCTACATACTTTAGAATCTCTAACGCAGCTACAGGCGCAGCAGTAACAGGTGCCACAGCTACAGCTCTAGTCCCATCAGCTACAACAGATATCTCTGCAAACGTAACCGTGGAAGAAGGCGTGGGAGTTATTACTCTTGCTAACTCTGTAATACCTATCAACAACTCTGTTATTACTATTATGGGTCAAGCCTACCGTTATTTTACTGACACTGAAATTTCTTACTATATCAATACCGCTTTTATAGAACACGCAGCTCACACTACAGATACGGCTGGAAGTCGTGTTACTCAAATTGGTTTGCTTCCTCCTCTTGAGGAATATCCAGTAGTACTTCTTGGAGCTACTATGGCTCTCTACACCCTAGCTAACGATTCAGCATTTGATATTGATATTATCTCTCCAGATGGTGTTTCTATTCCACGCTCTGAGCGTTATCGTCAACTTATGGAAATGTTGCAATCTCGTAAAGACCAGTACAAAGAACTTTGTGGAATGCTTAATATTGGTCTATACCGTATTGAGGTTCAAACCCTACGCCGTATTAGCCGTATGACAAATCGTTATATCCCTGTTTATCGCCCACAAGAAATTGATGACCGCTCTCTACCTCAACGTGTCTATTTGAATATGCCAGACTATGGAGATATTACTCCTCCAAGCACAGCTATGAACAGAGACCTCTCTATGTACTCAGGAGATGACTTTAAGATTGATCTTAGATTTGGATTTGACCTCACCAGTTATACACCAAAAGCTCAGATCCGCATGTACACAAATGAAAACTATGCCCAAATTGGTCCGGTTATCCTTGGTACATTTACTATCACTAAGATTACTTCTACAACTACCGTTGTAGATACCTTGCGCTTAACCCTTCCAGCTTCAGTAACCAAAGATCTTCCACGTACTGCTTACTATGACCTACAAATGACCAACAATACGGACTCAACAGTTCGAACCTATATGACTGGTAAAGTATTTACTAGGGAAGAAGTGACGCTATGACAAACCCTCAAATTTGGCAGCCAAACCCAGAGTACGGCCTAGAAATCCCAGACATTACAAACATCACTTATCCGGCCCCAATCAGTATAAACGTACTAACAGAGGGCTCGGTTCTTCCACCGATTGCCTACCACCATATCCAGGGAACCCCTTCAAATACTTGGGTGATTACCCATAATTTGAACTTTAATCCAAACATAACTGTTGTAGACTCAGCAGGTACCAATGTTGAAGGCGAAGTACGGTATACCAATGCCAACAGTACAACTGTATTGTTTCAGTCTGCCTTCAGCGGCGATGCGTATCTTTCATAAGGAGATAGATAATGGCACGTAGTTTTCTAGTACCAATTAACTTAAACCAACTCGAACTTCAGAATGCCCGAGTGCAGAATCTGTCAACCACACAGATCAATGCTATCGGTTCTCCAGTATCAGGTCAGGTTGCGTACGATAACGTCCTGAACACCCTAAAGGTTTATAACGGTACCGGATGGACACCAGTAGGAAGCGTATCAACAGGTTCTGGCGCTCCTGGTTCTGCCCCAACTTCAACAGGCTCTTTATATCTTGATTTAACAAACCTTGTGCTTTATGTTGCTAAGGCAACTGCAAGCACAGCTGACTGGGTACCTGCTCTTCCTTACGGGCTTACCGCAGATATGGCAAACCTAAGCACTGCAAATGCTCAAGGTACATCACTTAAAGTTTCTCGTGCTGATCACGTTCACCGACACACAAACGCAGATCACGGTTCTATTACTCTTAACGCTCTTGCTACTTCAGCTGGCGATTATGCAATGGGTGGATACAAGATCACAGGTCTTGCAACACCAACGGCTTCAACAGATGCTGCTAACAAGAACTACGTAGACTCAGCAGTAACTGGTCTTAACGTACACGACTCTGTTCGAGTTGCTACTACAGCAAATCTTGCATGGACATACGCAGCAGGAACAACAGATGCCTCTCAAGGTACAGGTATTGGTGCAACTCTTACTAATACTGTTACTGGCACAACAGTTATTGATACCTACACTCTTCTTGTTGATGATCGTGTATTGGTTAAGAACCAAACTACACAGACTCAAAACGGTATCTATACAGTAACAACAGCTGGTACAACAGGTGTTGCAACAGTTCTTACTCGTGCAACAGATGCTGATAACCATATTGCTGGTCAAATTTCCGGTGGTGACTTCGTCTTTGCAACTTATGGCGGACAAGCTTCTACTGGTTGGACACAGACAGGTGTTGGAACATCTACTACCCCACCTAAGGGTATTAGAATTGGAACTGACAATATTGTCTACACCCAGTTCTCTGGTGCTGGTACTTATACTGCTTCTAACGGCGTATTGCTTACCGGATCTAACTTTACATTTGCCCCATCTACAACTGGCGGTTTAACAACTGGTGTTGGTGGAGGATCACTTCTTCTTGATACTAATTCAGCTCTTTCAACAAGTGCTACCGGTACAAAGGTAGTTCCTGGTCTAGGTATCACTACCTCTGCTGGTGGAGCAGCCGGTGCTGCTACAGCCAACACAGTGGCTATCAATACAGACGTAGTAACTAGAAAGTACACAACTACTATTGGTGATGGAACATCAACTTCTATCACAGTAACCCACAACCTAAATACTCGTTACGTTCAAGTAACAGTATTTGATGCGGCCAGCTACGCACAGGTCATCACAGACGTTGCTAATACAACAGCAAATACTGTTACAGTATCCTTTGCCAACGCCCCAGCAAGTAGTGCATATAACGTCGTAGTATTGGGTTAAAATATGTCAATCCGCATATTAACCGGTTTCAATCTCGTCAATTTAGCGGCTGATCCAGTATCAGCCACTGCAGGCGATATGTACTTTAATACGGTAGACTCTGTAGTGAAGGTTTATGACGGCACCACTTGGAATGCCGTAGGCAGTGGCGGAAGCGCCAACGTTGAAACATATGCATTGATGGGAGTGTACTAATGGCCGTAAGCAAAGTAGCCACCCCCACCCTATTCTTTAGAGGTTCAGCTGCAACAACTTCAACTGTAATTTACACAGTGCCTGCAAGCACCACAGCTATTTTGACAGATATTGTGGTATCAAGCATGGACGCTAATCAACAGACCGTTACTTTACTAGTAGATGGTGTTGAGCTTATCCCTACTGTGCCTATCTCAGCAAACAGCGTTATCAATTTTCAGTTTAAGACAGTACTAGCTACTGGTAAGGTAATCCGAGCTCTAGCTGGATCTACTAACATTAAACTTCACGTTAGTGGGGTAGAGGTTGCATAATGGCAATTCAACAATATCCTTCCTATGACAACATCGCCACAACCCTTACGTGGAAGAAGACAGCTACTACTGGTCAGACTCTTATATCAGGGTTAGATGACTTTGGTCAAACACTTATTTACAACGCTGGCATTGAACAGCTATACCTAAACGGTGTTCTTCTTGTTCGCATGATTGACTACACAGCAACTAACGGAACTACTATTACTATCCCAGCTATGAATGTTGGCGATTATATTCAAGTAATTTGCTGGGCGCCTTATTCTGTTGCGGGTACTTTAACAGGAACATCAGAATCATTTCATCCATTTTTACTGATGGGGGCATAACGTGGCGAGTTTATATAAAGTATTGGGTCAAAGTTACCCTAACGCATTAGCAAACACAGACATTTACACAGTAGGTGCTGGTAAGTCAACAGTGGTTTCTACGCTTGCTATTTGCAACACAACCGGTTCTCAGCTTACATTTAGAGTAGCAATTCGTCCTGCTGGCGCAACTTTAGCAACTCAACACTATATTGCATACGATTCCAAAGTATCAGGCAACGACACTAACTTTGTAACAGTTGGCCTTACTTTG